TGTAGGGTCTTTGCTTAGGATGTCAGTGGCTCTCTTGTCACCAATACCTTTACAACCTTTGTAGCCATCAGTGGCATCACCCACTAGGGTTTGGTATAGATGGTAGTAGTCTGCATACTCCTCAGAAATATCTTCCATCTCTGCTGCTCTCCATAGCAAACCTGGTATTGTCTTCATGTCCTTGTCTTCAGAAACAATTACTGTCTCTTCATACTTACCAGACGTAGCGAGTATGCCCATCACATCATCACCTTCTAAGGTAGGCATATCAATAGACTCATACTCAGACTCTAACCAAGTCTTAATTCCTTTATAGCAAGTGGGCTTGCGCTTCCCTTTCCTATTATGTTTATAGTCTGGGTAGATAGTCTTCCTGAAGTTATCCTTGTCAGAGAATGTAAATATAAAATCATCTGCTGCGGTAACCTCAACCAATTGGTCAAGGTACTGTAGGATTAACTTTTTGGCTTCCTTAGCATCAGCCCAGAGTGACCAGACATCGTCACCCCAGTCCACCTCTTGCTCCACTGTACTGGAGTAGCGATAAGCTACTATGTCTCCATCAATCAGTAGTGTTCTCTTCATTAGTTGCCTCCGTGGATAGTTCTTTATAAACTTTTAGCGTGTCAGTTGAGAATAGCTTAGAGAGATTGACGAGGTACATCTTAGATGCCCAGTGGTCACCGCCTTTAACAACACGGTGGTCATCCAGTTCCTCTACAATTTTCTTTAAGTTTGCTACTTCAAAGACCAAGGTACAGTAAACATCATCACCAACTGCTAAGTTATGAAACCAGTAGTCAGCTTCCGTTGCATTGATGCCTGATGGTTTACCATAAGATTCAAACTCGATTGCTATGTTTCCTGTCTTAGTCCACATACCTCTCTCAGTTTTTACCTCGACCTTCTTGCCTTGTAGCATGTCTAACACTCTGTCTTCGTGCATCTGACCATACGCTAAATCTAAATCAAACTTCTTCCTGTTCTTTTTAGTGGGTCTCAGCCCAGTTGTTTCCGATGTTGTATTCTCCATCGAGTTCGCATCGGATGCTAAAGGCATCTCCTGCTCGTTTGATACATTCAACTGCGAGTTTTCCGATTTCATCTGACATATCTTCCTTTGTCTCTAACTGAATTTCGTCATGAACCCATGCTACCTGAGTACACGACTCCTTTAGTCCTTGTTCTATTAATGCGTAGTTAAACTCAACCATCCACTGCTTGCATATCAATGCACCCGCAGACTGTAACAATACATTGAGGGCTGAGTGTGGTGACCTTACCTTCAAGTGCCTCCCATCTAGTCCTACTATGTATCCCCTCTCTGCTGCTTTCTGTACCCTCTCAATCAGCGTGGCTAATGCAGGTAGCTTGGCTAGGAATCTCTTTTTCAAGATAGTCCCTTCCTTACCTCCCTTACCTACAATCTCTCCGAGCTTTCCAACCCCTGCGCCATAGAGAAACCCATAAATAAATGTCTTAGCCTGTGCGCGTTCAGCTAAACCTGCTGCCTTCTGGTTTGTTGTGTGGATGTCACCATTCACCACAGCTTCACCGTAAGCACCCCCGTCAAACCTAGCCATGTAGTGAGCTAGACATCTAAGCTCTAAGCCAGACACATCGACACCTACTAGCTTCTTGCCTCTAGGGACTGTAAACAGTTCTCTACATTCCCTGCCGTAGGGCGCACCACAGGACGGAACCTGTGCAACATTGGGGTAAGCATGCGTTGCCCTGCCTGTCACGGCTCCGTTTGTATTACAACTCCCGTGGATGCGCCCGCCTCGCTCAACCTTAAGCCATGCTTGTCGGCCATCACCTAACTGTCCTAGTCTTTTGATTAGTGTGTAGTATTCAACCAGTAGCTTTGCCTCTGGGTAAGGCAACTTAGATAAAGTCATCTCGTCAACTTTAGGCTTACCGTCATTAGTATAGTCGGTAGGCTTCCACCCTCTAAGTGTGGTTAGTCTGTTGGCTACATGGTCTCTGCTACCAGGATTGAACTGTACTTGTTTAACCTTATAAGTAGGCACACCTTTCTCGTACCCTAGCTTCTTATTGTTAACCTTGGGGGTGAATGGAGTCTTTACTTCCCAGTCGGGGAATGTCTCTTTAAGCTGAGTCTCCAGTTCCAACTTTCGTGCTGATAGTTTCGCATATAATTTACCAGCACTCTCTGTGTCAAAGGCGAACCCAGCAACTTCCTGTTCAAATATAAGCTCTGCAACTTCATGTTCTAAATCAAGGGCTTGTCGTGAATATTCTTTGTCAGCTATCTTTCCGTACAGCGTGTAAGTTACTTCAACATCCTGAAAGCAATACTCCAACATCTCATCAGAGTATTCTTCCCAGCCACCATCGTAGTCACCCTTGTAGTTACCTAAGCGGTGACCCCATGCAGCTAGGCTATGGCTGCCTATTAGCTTTCTGGGAAAGTCTGTTCTTGTGAAGTCGGCTTGCTTAACATCAGCCCAGATGAGCCTCGTGCAAACCAAGGTATCACACACTTCTCCTTTCGGATTGAAAGTACCTAGCTTCTTTAGAACAGGGATGTCGTACTTAATAATGTTGTGACCGATAATCATATCAGCCTTCTCTAGCTTAGGGATGCCCTCAGTCCAGATACCTCTACCTGTGTAGCCTGTAGCTTCACCAGTCTCGATGTCCTTAATAACCATACAGTGTATCTTGGTTACATCATCAAGTAGACCGTCAGTCTCTAAGTCAAATATATAACTAGGCATTGTAGTCCTCCCACTTGTGTATAAATATGGGGGTCTGTTCTCCTACATAAGCTCCACATACATTGAAATCCATGTACTCAACAGCCATCTCATAATCCATCTCAGCTTGCTGCATAAGAATGTCAACACACTGCTCATAAGAATATGCTAGGCAAGGTTTATTACCTATGCGTTCAGCCACCCCAATGATAGCTAAGTCAAAACCATCAGCTTGTATCAACGTATCATACTCATCTTCTTCAGAACTCATCTTCTACCTCCTCAAATTCTGGACTGCACTCAAGCAATCGTCCCGTCTGTGGATTGTACTGGACATGGCAAGCCACCCCTGTCTCTCCACTAAATCTATTCTTAAGTACCCTCACTGTTGTTGTGTTGGATGCCTCACCCTGTTGGTCACGTTCCAGTCCTATCACCATGTCTGACAACTGAGCGATAGCATGGCTACCTCTTAGCTGTGACAGTGAAGTCTGTGCGCCTTCCTCATGCCCTTTGTCACCACTAGGTCTCTTGAGGTGAGAGATTAATATCAAACCTACGCCTGTCTCTTGGACTAGTGTCCTCAAGGCTGTCATAGCGTTATCAATAAGCCTCCGTTCATCCCCATCGCCAAGGCCAGAAACGACAATAGACAGGTGGTCGAGAATAATATAAGAACACTCACACCCTTGTGCCAAAAATCTGATGCGATTGAGTAGATTGTCGATAGCAGTACTACCAAAGCTATCGTAAAAATAAGTATTACCATTTCCAATAACGTAATCATAAGCACCTCTTAGCTCATCTTCTGTTGCCTCTGCTGTGCCTAGATGCAAAGGCTTGTTTAAGTGTAATCCCATTAGCCCCAGAGCAGTACGCTTTACTGTCTCTTCTAGCATAATGAAACCTACACGCTCCCCTAAACCAAGGAGGTGGTAGCCTATCTCTCTAGCTAAGTTAGATTTACCTATACCTGAACCTGCTGTGATAGTTGTTAGCTCTGACTTGCGTAGTCCATGTGTCTTTTCATTTAGCCCCACATAGGGGTAAGCAACACTATGGACAACATCATGGGTAGATACATCAGCCCATAGGTCATCACCAGAAACAATGCCATCAGGTCTGAATACCTTGGCTCCCCAGATAGCATCAATAAGTTCTTTTGACTTACCCTGTATGAGCATCTCATTCGCATCCTTTAAAGGGAGGCTTGCTATCTTGGCTTTACCAGGAGTAAGGACAGTGGCACATGCACTAGCTGCCAACTGCCCAGGCTCATCCATGTCGAACATAAAGACTACAGTTTCAAAACCTTCTAAGAACTCTAGGTTTTTCTGTATGTCTTTCTTTGCTCCCTGCGCTCCATTCTTTACTGAAACTACAGGCCACTTATTGCTTTGAACCATAGACAAAGAGAGTGCATCTATCTCTCCCTCAGTGACAACAATCATCTTGCCCCCGTCACGCCAGAGCCATTGCCCATAGAGACCGCAGTCTTTAGTTGAGCCTAGCCATTGGAATGTTTTGTCTGCGTACCTTAGTTTCTGTGCGACCAACTTACGGTCTTTATAATAGTTAGCTACCTGACAGGGTTTACTGTTGTGTCGTGAGACACGGTAGTCAAACTTACGAGCGGTATCTTCATTGATACTTCTTGCGGGTAAGGCTTTTACTTCTCCTTTGA